AACGCCGCGGCGAACTCGCCCACATGGGCGGCGCACCGGAGATCCACCGGCTCGGCGCGCACATCACCACCGCCGCGTCCGTCGCCTGGCACGCCGCGATCGTGCGCGACCTGGCCACCCGCCGCCGCCTGATCGAGACCGGCCTGCGCATCACGGCCATGGGTTACGCGACCGACGAGGCCAGCGACCTGCCCGCGATCGTGGACCGGGCGCAGGCCGAAGCGAACGCGATCAGCGACCGCACCCGGCCCAACGAGGACCCGAGCGTGCGCGAGACGACCGACGAGGTCATCGACGAACTCAAGAACGGCGTCGAGATGGGCGTGCCGACCGGGTTCCGGGACCTGGACGACCTCACGCACGGCTTCCAACCCGGGCAGATGATCATCGTTGCGGCCCGGCCCGGCATGGGCAAGTCCACCTTCGGACTCGACGTGATCCGCAGCGTGTCGGTCAAGCGGCGCCTGCCCAGCGTGTTCTTCTCTCTCGAGATGTACCGCAAGGAGCTGGTGCGCCGCGCGATCTCCGCCGAGGGCAATATCCCGCTGCACCACATGGCTCCCAGGAGCATGAGCGACGAGGACTGGCAGCGCCTCGCCCTGTGCTACGACCGCGTCGTCACCGCACCGGTCACGATCGACGACCGGCCGAACCTGACCGTCATGCAGACCCGCGCGAAGGCCCGGCACCTGAAGCAGACCACCGGCCTGGAGTTGGCGGTGTTCGACTACGCGCAACTGGCCGAGTCCGGCAACGCGCGCAAGAGCGAGAACCGGCAGACCGAGGTCACCGCGATCTCCCGCGGGTTGAAGATGCTCGCCAAGGAGCTGCACATCCCGGTGGTCGTGCTCGCGCAGCTCAACCGTGGTCCGGTGGCGCGCGCGGACAAGCGTCCGCTCATGTCGGACCTGCGCGAGTCCGGTTCGCTCGAGCAGGACGCGGACCTGGTGATCCTGCTGCATCGCGAGGACGCCTACGAGGAGGACTGTCCGCGCGCGGGCGAGGCGGACTTCATCGTGGCGAAGCACCGTAACGGCCCGACGGCCACGATCACCGTAGCGTTTCAAGGTCATTATTCGAGGTTCGTCGATATGGCCAAGTCATGACCGCCCCCGCGAACTGCCCGCACACGGCCCGCATCGTGGAGGTCGACGAGTACCTCACGCAGGTCACGCAGCGCCTCGACGCCCTGTGTGGGCAGCCCGTCGGCGAGCAGGCACAGGTCGAGTTGTGGCGGGCGGTCGCGAACCTGACGGCGGCGGTGAAGCTGCTCGCCTCGGAGATCGACTGCCCGGGTCAGGCGGAGCGGCTGCGCGCGTTGACCGACCGGCTGGACGGCCTGCGATGACCGCCGCCCGGATCGTGCGCCCGTCCACGTCAGCCGGCTGGGCGCCCCCCTGGACCGACACCCCCGACGAGATCGAGCACCGCCGCCGGGTAGCCGCCGACACCGCCCAGGACCTGCGCGACCAAGCCACCCGGCAACGACGCGGGCGCGAACGGCAAGCGGGCGTGCTCGATCTTGACCCTGCCGCGTGACCTTTCCCTGCACTGACCTGCACGAACACCACACCCGAGAGGAACGAATTGACATGAACGACACCGTCCCCACCTACGCTGACGCGCTCTACGCCGACAGCCTGGACGCCGCCCCGGACTGGATCGACGACGGGCACCAGATCCGCGTCACCCTCGACTGCGCCCAGTTCAGCTTCGCGGTCATCTGCCCCTTCGACGCCACCGACCTGACCGGCCGGGACTGGGCTGACCTGCCCGTGTGCCGCCGCGCCGTCGACGAGGGCGGCCAGCCGCTCCTGGACCGCTCGCCCACGGCCAGCTGTGGGCTGGCGATGCTCGCCTCGGAGTTCGCGACGGACGAGTTCTTCGACGAGAACGCGCCCGCGTTCGAGGTGGTCTCACCGTTCGCAGTGGAGTACCACTTCGGCTGGGACGGTGACGCGGTGTACGTCCGTCCGCGGCAGGTCGACATCGAGGGCCTGCTCGACGCGACGCTCGCGCCGCACGCGGTGGTCACCACCCACGGCGGCCTGCACTGGCACGTGACCCACCCGGCGCCCTGCGACCGGCTGCCCTACGGGGCGCAGTGCCTGTTCGACCTGGCGCGGGAGTCGCGCGGGTACGAGCTGGAGCCGCCCAGGGCCGAGATGTTCATCGGAACCCCGCACGTGCAGCACGACCACGGCGACGGACCGTGCGTGAACCACGACTGCCCGGTCCTGATCGGCTGGTCGAGCGCCGACGGCGACGCGACGAAGCCCGCGGCGGTGGCCCGATGAGCACCGCGACCGAACGGGCCCTACGCGACCAGATCGTCCTGAGCCCCGCCGCCAAGCGCGTGGTCGCCTATCTCAACGCCCGCAAGCACTTCCCCGGCAACGGCGACCAGATCGCCGAAGCCAAGACGGCCAGCAGCCCATGGGCGCGGCTGCTCGTCAGCGACCTGGACGCCCTGATCCACGACCAGGATCGGCTGCACGAGTTCTGGGCGGAGTCCGAGAAGCAGAAGCGGATCATCGCCGCCCTCGTCGAGATCATCGACGGCCCGCGTGTCGAGGACGCCCCGCTCGTGGCCGCCTCCGCCGACGCGATCCAAACCCAGATCGACACTCAGGGCCGGCGGGACGAAGCGCTCAAGCAGGCACGGTGGATCGCGTCGGAGTTCCCGGCGGACTGCGCGGAGGACGGGTGCACGGTCGTGGACGGCAAGTGCCTCGACTGCGGCAAGGGCGCAGGCCGGTGACCGCGCGTCGCCCGCCTGCGCGCCCACTGGACCCGCCACGGCCCGTCCAGCGCTTGACGACCCCGTTCGGGCCGTGCGCCCGCTGCGGCGTCCCGCACCGCCGGTACGGACCCGGTGGCGGCCCGCTGTGCCCCGACTGCAAACCCGACGCCGGACAACCCGCCGCCACCTGAACCGACCCGACCACCCGACAGGAGAAACCGATGAACGACCAGACCGACTACGCGCCGCTGACCGATCAGCGGCTCGACGAGATCCAGGCCCGCGCCGCCAACCTCGGCTGCCCCGACTGCGGGTGCCGCGACGGAGAGACGCGCCGAGTCGGCGACGAGGACGTGCCCGCGCTGGTCGCCGAGATCCGGCGGCTGCGCGGCAACTTGGCGACCGTGACCCGTCGGCACGCCATGCTCGAGAGCGGGTTCGCCGAGGTGTACGCCGAACGCAACGAGGGGTACGCGCGGATCGCCGATGCCCGCGCGGAGATCCGGAAGCAGGACGTGGCCTCGCAGGGCATGTGGTGCACCGACGTGTCCGACGCGCTCGCGGCAGTGGAGGCGCATCTGGTGGACCCGCAGTACCGGGCCGCCCGGCACCGCAGCCCCGGCTACCAGGGCGAGATCCCGGACCACCACGGCCCCGCCGACACGTGCGCGATGCCCGCGTGCGCCACAGCCCGCGCCCAGCACGCCGACGAGCCGAAGGCGCGTGCGTGATGGCGACGCACACCGCGACCCTGCCCTGGGCGCTCACGCTCCGCCCGAAAACCAGCCAGTCCCCCGCCGTGAACCGCCCCAAGTTCACAGACACCGAACCGGCCGGCGAGAACTGGCGCGACCGGGCCGAGTGCGCCAAACCCGAGCACGACACGGCGCTGTGGTGGCCCGTGGGCGACAGTGGCCCGGCGCTGCTCCAGATCCAGGAAGCCAAGGACGTGTGCAACTACCGGTGCCCCGTGATGCAGCAATGCGCCGCGTACGCGCTGCGGGTCGGCGAGCCTTACGGCGTGTGGGGAGGGCTCTCGGAGTCCGACCGCGCGGCGCTGCTTCGGCGCCGCGCTAGGCAGCGTCAGCAGCAGGCAAGGCGGGCCGCCGCATGAGCGCCGCCGTCCTGTTCTCCGACGCGCCACCCGCCGCCGCCCTGATGAGCCCGCTAGAACGGCAGGTCCTCGACCTGCTCGCCGACGGCCTGTCCGATCCCGCGATCGCCGTCCGCCTCGAGGTGGCCACCAACACCGTCAAGGACACCCTCAGCGCGCTGTCCGGTCGTCTCGGGACACGGGAACGCGCCGCGATGGTCGCCGCCGGCTACAAGCAGGGGGTCCTCACCCTGCCGGCCGCGACGCCGGACGGGGCGGGGAAGGTGACGCGCCGCGAGTTCGAGTGCCTGCTGCTGATCGCCCAGGGTCTGAACGCGGTGGGCATCGCGGACCGGTGGGGACTGCCGGTCGGGGACGTGCGGCGTATGACCGCGGACCTGCGGCAGCGGCTGGGTGCGTGTTCCCGCACGCATCTGGTGCGCCGGGCGGTGGAGCTGGGCGTGCTGACGCTCGTGCGCCGGGCTGCGGTGAGCCGGGAGCGTGCCGCGTGACCGCCCCGGCCGCGTGGCTGGGCGCGTACCCGAAACGCCCCGGCGCCCCGCTGATCCTGCCGGGCGCGACGCTCGCCGAAGCCCTCGGCGGGCAACCCCACCGCCGCCCGCCCGTGCTGGACCCGCCGCTGGCGGTCCTGTTGCCGCTGCTCGCGGCGAACCTGACGCAGGCGCAGATCGGGGCGCGGCTGCGGCTGTCCGAGTCGGCGGTCAAGCACAGGGCGCGGCGCCTGTACGCGGCGCTGGGCGTCACCAACCGGGTGGGTGCGGTCACGGCGGCGCTGGCGTGCGGCCTGATCGAGGACCCCGGGAGCGGGTCGTGACCGGCCGGGGCGAGCTTGAACCGCCGGGCCCTGATCCGGCGGTGGAGACGTGGCGGGAGGCGTTCGCCGCAATGGACCGCGCCACCACCGACCCGGCGGTGCTCGCGGTCGCAGCCGACGCCCGGTGCCTGCTGCTCGGCTGGGACGCCATGCCCCGCGCGGAACAGAAAGTGGCGCGGGAGGAACTGGCCGCCGCGGAACCGGGGGACGTGCCCTCGCTGCTGCGGGCGTGGCGGGTGGCGGCCGGACTGTACGCGGCAGCGGCAACAAACGGAACACAACAGGACAGAAACCACGAAACGAAGGACGGATCATGACCGAGACCGAGACTCACGCCGAAGCGGGCCACACCCACCGCCAGCCGGACGCGCTCAGCGAGGGACGCTCGACCGCCACCGATCGGCTTGAGGGTGACCTGCTTCAGGGAAACGGGCCGATTCCGGGGCGCCCCCAGAGCTCGGGAATCCCCGCCGAGGCGATCCGGCACTCCTGCGGGCAGTGGTGGACCGGCACCCGGGTAGCGCACTGCGGGTCCGCCAACTGCCATCACACGTTCTCCAGCACGACCGCGTTCGACCGGCACCAGCGCAACAAGCCGGTCGGCGGCGTGGAGTGCCTGGACCCGGCGACCGTCGGCCTGGTGGCGGTCGAGAAGCCCTACGGGGTGCTGTGGGCGTGGCCGGCGAGCGACCGGAACCCGCACGCCGTATCGAACGGCGGCGGCGATGCCTGAGCCCGCCGATCTGCGCGCCCGTCTCGCGCGAGCCCTGTGCGACCACGAGCAGCAGGACCTCGGTCTGGACGCGCACCGCTTCCCGCCGGAACGCTGGCTGTGCTGCGCCGACGCCGTCATGGCCGTGCTCGACGAGGCGTTCCCGCCCCGGCAGTTCCTCGACCCGCCGTCCGAGATGAGCGAGTAGGACGTGGCCGCGTGGCGCGCCGCGTGGGCCGAGGCGTTCACCGGCGACACGCAGGCCCGCATGGTGGTCCTGCCGCCCAACGCGGTGATGATCTACCGCCGCACCCCTGAGCAGCGCAGCGCCTACCTGACCGACCACCGCGACGAAGCGCTCGCCAACGGCATCCCCGAAGACCTGATCGACATGCTCATCGCCGACACCGAAGCCGGTGAGCACCGGTGACCGCGCACGTGGTGCATGTGGCGGGCAGGCTGCTGCTCGGGACCGCCGGCCCGCTCGGGGTCGGCATGGTCGCGTGGCTGCTCACCGGCACGACCAAAGGCGGACGGCCGTGACCGCGATCGACGACGCGGCCGAGACCCTCGCCAAAGCGCTGCGCCCCACCACCCCGCCGCACGCACACGGCTGGGGAGCCCTGACCGGACCGTGCCGTACGGCGCTGCTGGAGCTGGTCGCCGCCGGATGGACGCCACCGTCCGCTGAGGGCGGCAGCGAGCAGGAACGGTTGCGCGCCGAGATCGGGCAGCTCACGGCGCGCCTAGACGACCTGGGCCGGCATCTGACCCGGCTCACCGTCGAGGAACAGGCGTTCGGCGCGTTCCGTGGCCTGCTCGTGCAGGTCGCGCATCCGGCCGGGCGCAATGTGCTGCGGCTGGAGGACGGGCGCGCGTATAGCAAGCAAGAGGTGCAGGCGTGGGTGGTGCGGCTGCTGGATGCCGCGGACAAGCGCGCTGAGACTGCGCGGACGGCGGCGGCGGAGAACCGCGCACGACGGGAGGCGGAGCGGGAGCGGACGCAGGTGGCGCTGTTCGAGCCTGCGTCGAGGTCGGTCTCAGTTGAGCGGGTGCCGGTCGGCGTGGCGGAAGCGGCGGGACTGTGACCCGGCGCAAGCGTTGGCGTCCGCCGTGGCCGGTGCAGCTGCTCGGCGCGCTGGCCGGCGTCTTCGGGTTCGTGATGCTGATCAGCGCGCCGCTGTGGTGGGCCGGTGTGCGGTGAACAGGTCAGGCGTCGCTGACCTTCGGGGTGCGCACGTACCGCTCGTCGGCTGGGATCTCGTGCTCGCGAGCCAGCTTGCGCACGTAGGCGTCCGTGAACGGCGATCGCTTGGCGACCGAAGCCGGGCGCTCGCCAGATCTCAGCGCCTCGACTACAGCGGCTACGGCTTCGTCGCGTGCAACCGCGTGAGCGGCAGCAGTGCGCTTGTAGGCGCGTGTCGCGGCGTCGAGGCGGTCTGGTGTGTCGGCCATGAGATCAGAGTAGCGCAACAGGGTTGCGCAGTGAAGTCGCGCGGCGTAGAGTCGTACTCGTAAGCGCAACACGGGATCGCAATTGGTGATCGCTACCACGGAGCGCAGATCCGACCGGAGGGGAACCGGAATGGCCACCACGTATGACACGAGCAGCAGGGCATACCTCCGCAAGCTCACCCGCGACGAACTGCTCGCGGACATCGAGTCCAGCGAGCAGTTCCGTGCCCGTCTGGCCGCCGAGCGCAACCCGCCCGCGATCCACGCGATCCAGGTGCTCAACAACAACGCCCGCCTCGCCATCGCCTACCAGGTCCTGGCCGGAGAGTGAAAAGACGATGACCATCACCGCGACGTGCGGCTACGACCGCGAGGACTGGCACGTGCACGAGTACACCGTCCCGCTCTCCCCCGGCTACCACCTGGAGTTCGAGGAGCGCATGCATGAGGAGCGGCTCGACGTGGACAGGGTCGCCGCCTGGCGGGTACGCGAGCCGGTCGAGCCGTATCTCCCGGCCGCGAACTACACGCTGGTCGGCAACTACCGCACGATCGCGGACGCGTTCGCGGCGCTGACACGGGGGCGTTCGGTTCCGGTGGTCGAGTGCGCGGCATCACGGGCCGGGGCCTGACCGTGTCCGTCTACCCGCCCGCGAAGCCGCTTTCCCGCCGCGAGGTGCTCTCCCGTGTCGCGCGCGGCGAGGTCTACCGGTACGCCGATCCGCTCTCCCACTGGTCCGCGCCGGGGCGTCGCGGCTACCGGGCGACGGTGACCGCTCAGATGCGCGCCCTGATCGCGGACGGCCTGGCGGTGGAGGGTGAGGCGCGCGGGATGGCCGTGTACGCCGCCGTCACCGACGCCGGCCGCGCCCTGCTCGACTCCCCCAACCCGGAAGGCCGCACGCCGTGATCACCGACGTTCAGCACCTCGCGCTCGTCGCCTGCGCCATGGGCGAGGAATGGAAGGCCGGCCAGTCGTACATCGGCCGTTTCGCCCGCGGCATGCAGGACGCCAAAACCGCCCTGCGCAAGATCCTCGAAACGCACGCCGAGGACCGCACCGCGCTGGAGTCCGCACTGCGCGCCTACCTCGCCGAGGGGGCCGCGCTGGGCAGCGACGACTACGAGCGCGGCGGTGAGTGCGTGTACAGCGATGTCGAGTTCGTGCTGGACGGGGACCGGTTCACGATCGCCGAACTGCTCGCCACCCTCAACCCGGAAGGCCACTGACCGTGCCCGCGACCTGCGACACCGAGTTCACATTCAAGGGCACCACAAGCGGCTACCAGGTGTTCGACCGGGACGGCACGTATCTGGGCACGGTCCGTAAAGGCCGCCGAGACTGGCTGTCCTTGCTGCACGAGGAGCAGGAAGCCGCATCGCGCCCCACCCGCGATGCCGCCGCACGCCGACTAGCCGCAGCATGGCGGGCACGGCGCGCGCACGAGGCCGACAACAAGCCCGCGCCGATCCCCGCCGGGTTCGAGCCGGTCGACGTGACCGACCTGACTCCGGGTGACATTGTGCGGCCCGCGCACCGGCTTACCGCTGAGGGCGGCGTTAGGACGTGGACTGCGGTGGACCGCATGGTGCGCGCCGTCGAGGTGGGTTCGCACGGGAACGGCGGGTTCGTGCGGTTCGTGCGGCTTGACGCGGACGACCACTTCGCTTTCTTGATCTCCAACTTCGGCTGGCGGCAGTACGTCCGCCGTATCGCCGACGGAGCTTGACCGGGACTACCTGACCTGCTGCCCGCGTCTCGCGCGGGCGCACCGAACCACCCCGAAGGAGCAGCACATGCCCGACACTGCCAATATCTTCGACTTGCGCTCGATCCTGGGCGCGCAGATCCGGCAGGCCGCCGGTGTGAACCCGTTCGATTCCGTGACGGTCGATCCCAACGCCAACCTGATCGAGATTCGGCTCACCCATTCGGAAGCAGCGGCGTTCAGCGCCCACTTCGACAACGCCGACCGGTGGCGCACCGCGTTCGAGGCGCTGCATGCCCGCCTGTTGCGGGACCTGCCCGGTGACGCGAGCGAACTGCCGCCGCCCGACGACGAGTACTGGGCGCGGACCCTGGACGACCTGCTCACGTTCGCCGCTGAGACCGCGCTCGCGGCGGAAGGCGGCGCGTGATGCTGCTCGAACCGTCCGCGTACGAGCGCTACGGCGGTCCGTTGGCCCCGGATCGGATCGCACGCATCCAGACCATCCGCGAGGCACGCAGCAAGGACCGCTCCGACCCCGGCGCACTGTTCCTGCTGGAAATGCTGGACATGGTCGTGTTCGAACACGAGGGCCTCGTGAAGGCTCTCGGGCGGGTGCGCGACGCGGTAGAGGTTCTGCGCGTGGAGCGTGATCCGGCTGCCGATAGTGCGTACGACCAGGGTTGGCGTGTCGGGTTGTCGTCGGCGATCAAGCGGATTGAGGCGGCGTTGTACGGCGCGGAGCTGATGTCGTCGTGGTGGGCTCTGTGGTCCGAGGACGGCCGCCTGCTGGACCTGATCACCTACGACACGGGCCCGGTGACCGAGGCGCAGGCACGCGCCGGCCTGGGCCGGGCGGTCGTGCCGCTCACCGGCCGGCTCGAAGCCATCGACAGGGCGCGGCTCAACGAACTGCGCGCGACCTACCCCAACCAGCAAGGAGCCCGATCATGAGCGGCACGCGAAGCCCGAAGAAGCCCGAACCGCTCCAGCCCGGCGACGAGCAGATCGCCCGCGAAGAGATCGAGGGCTACTACACGCACACGGTCGACGTGGCCCGCGTCGAACTCGAGGCGGCACAGCAGCGATTCGACCGCGTCCAGGCCAAAGCCCAGGAAGCGATCGAGGCGTTCAACGCTGGCGAGCGACTGCCGGAGGTCGACGCCTGGTCGATCGAGCTGCACGCGGGCGGCCACACCGAGATCGGCATGGACATCATCAACGGCCGCTCCACCGATCACGCGGCGTATGACGCGGCGAAGGCCCGCAACGAGGCCACGAGACGGTGGCTGCGGTCGCAGGGATACGAGCCGATCCACGACAGGAGGCGCTGATGGCCGGCCAGTACGCGAAGGGCACCGAGGTCCCCGTCTCGCGGTCCATTGACGAGATCCGCCGCACCCTCAACCGGTATGGCGCGACATCGTTCACCACGCACGAGGACAACGAGAAACGCATAGCGCTGATCGGGTTTGCGATGAACGGGCGTCAGGTCCGGTTCCTGCTTGCGCTGCCCGACCCGGCTGCCCGCGAGTTCACGCACACCCCAGAGAAGCGGCAGCGGCGTACGGACGCCGCCGCGGCCGAGCTGTATGAGCGGGCAGTCAAGCGGATCTACCGGGTGTTCGCGAATACCGCGCTGGCGATGCTGGAAGCGGTGGCGTCGGGCCTGGTGGCGTTCGAGGAGTTGTTTCTGCCGTTCACGGTGCTGCCTGGCGGGATGACGGTCGCCGAGACGGTGGGGGATCAGTGGCTGAGGCGTATGCGACGGGTCAGGTTCCGGCGTTGTTGCCGGATTACGGCGGTCGGCGCGCGATCGAGGCAGGCCGCTGATGGCCGACCTTGACGCCCTGGCTGGCGAACTCGCCGAGGGCTTGATCGGGTGGCGCGCCCGCAGCGTCACGCGGCGCGAGGCGCAGAACGAGATCGGCGACGTGGCGGGCCTGACTGACGACGAACGCGACGCACTGGCCGACTTGGTGCTCGAGAAGATCGAGCACGCCGACATCGAGATCATCATCAACTAGGGGGCGCCATGGACACCGAAACCCACTGGTCGTACGACACGGTCGCGCGGTTGCTCGCCGAGGCACGGGCCATCCACCCGGAAGTACACACCTCTGCGCGCATCACGAACTACCTCGAACAGCACGGCTGGAAGCGGGTCGAGTCTCCGCAGCCGCCGCCGGGGGTGCTGGCGTGGCGGCCGTGGTGGTCGCCGCCGGACCCGGACCACATCCGTTGGATTCACGCGTCCGGTATCGAGTTGGACGCGCCCCTATCTGACGACGCGCCGGGCTGCGCGGAGTCCGTGCGGGTCGTCGTGTATCGGATCGCGTGGGCGGTGTCGGGCGGGCCGCTCCCGAGCCATGGGGCGGCGCTCGTGCCGGGAGTCCTGTTGGAGATCGCGCAGCAGCCGGACGAGGTGGCGTGGTGACTGACGTGGACGAGTATCAGGCCCGGCGCGCGGAACGCGCCCGCGAGCAACTGTGCTGGGACGTCGCCGCCGAACTCTGGGGCGCCGCGTTCAAAGCCCACGCCCTCAACGAGTACGGCGCGATCGTGGACCCCGGGTACAAGGTCGAGGACTCCGCTTGGCCGAATGCGGCGCGCGTCACGCACAAGCTGCCGGAGACAGACCTGCGCGACCCGGACCGGCTCAGCAGCGATGAGCGGTGGGCGTTGCGACTGGAGATGCTGGAGCGGTACACGACCGTGCTGCGTGAGCGCGGCTGGGTGGTCGAGCCGTCCGGTGTGCGGCCGGGCACGTACGAGCCGTGGCTGATCGTGCGCCGTGGTGCCGAGGGGGCCAGCCGTGGCTGACACGAAGGCTCTGACGGCTCGTGACGCGGCGACCGCTGAGGTGATCGCCCGGTTCGGCCAGGACAACCTCGAGGCGATCCTGGAGGTGTACCGGGCGTTCACGGACCGCGTCGACTACCGGGCGCTCATGACATGGACGATCAAGGAGCCGTTGGAGGATCTGCTGCTGCCGGTGTTCCTGCGCGCCCTGATCGAGATCACCAAGGGGCTGCGGCTCGGGGAACTCGCGCAGGAACTCGAAGCAGCCCAGACACAGCACGTCCCGCCGGCCGGGGATCTCGCGGACACGCTGCACGCGACCGTGCACGACCTGCAGGCGCACATCAAAGCCCGTGCCCAGGAGATCGCGCAGCCGCTCGTGGACGAGGAACGGATGATCTGCGCCCGGATCGCCGCCGAACGGAACGCCGAAATGGAGTCCATGCGCCAGCGCAAGGACGACCTGATCGCGGAACTGCGCCGGCAACTGAACGCGCAGGTTCGACAGGTCGAGCGGCTGCACCCGGAGAACAAGGCGCTCAAGGCGACGGTCGAGCGTGTGCGTGCGGTGCGCTGCTGGGAGAACGAGGACGGTAAGTGGTTCGCGTTCCGCGACGACCTGTTCGCGGCGCTCAACGGAGACGAGGACCCGTCGTGATCGACCTGAACGAGGTGCGCGCCCTAGCCGAGGCTGCCCGCGCGGACACCAGCGACGGGCTCACCGCGCGCGAACAACTCGCGGGCGTCGTGGAGGCGCTGGCCGCCGAAATCGAGAAGCTGACCCCACCGGCCGCCACCGAGGACGGCCGACAGGACCCACCGCGCGTGGAATGGGGCGTGCAGCTCGCGACGAGGGATGGCAGTTTCGATGTGTCTCGGTCCGGCGAGTGGCTTGCGCGTGAGCGGATGCGCTATGGGCTGCCGACGATGCTGGCGCTGGTGCGGCGCACGGTGACGTATGGGCCGTGGGTCGAAGTGCCGGCAGACACGGAGGCGCGCGGTGAGTGAGCCGCCCGATCTGCGCACGCGACTCGCGCAGGCGTTCTCGAAGGCCGCGACCGCGAAGGGCGTGCGCCTCGGGCGCCTACGTTTCGCCCTCGCCGACGCCGCGCTCGGCGTGTTCGACGACGAGGCCCAGCAGCGGTTGATCGACGACATGATGTAACGCACACGCATCCGCGACCTGGACTTCCGCAACGGCGTGAACCTGGAGATCCAGGCCGCGCGGGAAGTCGCGTCGCTTTACGTGGCCGCCGCGCGCACGATGCTCGGGGACGCGGAGAACTACTCGGAGACGCCGGTGTCGTTCACGGTGAAGGTCGCGGAGTCACCGGAGGAGTACGTGCTGATCGTGCAGCGCGCGGGGAAGTTGACGCCGCACGAGGCGCGCAAGCGGGCCGAGACTGAGCGGGACGCAGCGCTGGCCGAGGTCGCACGGCTTACGGCGCTACTGGAGGCGCGCGGTGAATGAACCCAGGCACGGCACCGCGCTGGTCGAGCAGCGCATCCGCACCCTGCTCGCCGAACTCGCCCCAGGCGTGCACAACCTCGGCAGCGAACTGATCCACAGCGACGCGTTCCGCTCGGACGAGTGGCCGCGCTCCGTGTACGCACTAGACCGCACCGACATGGAGGCCCTGCTCGCGCTCCTCGACGAAACACGCACGGCACTCGCCGACGCCCGGTCATTCCGCCTGGCGCATCCCGCCGACGCGGTAGACCCCGTGCGACACACACCCGAGCGGGTGCGTGCACACCTGCAGCGCCTCGGCTGGGTACGCGAGGGCGGCGGCCGGGTCGCCGAACTCTGGCATCCGGTCGGTGCGCCCGAGCAGCGCGTGACCGTGCCACTGATCCCGTCGGCGCCGGATTACGCGAAGGTGCTGGGGTTTCTGGTGTCGGATCTCGCGGACCTGTACGGGCCCGGGCAGCTTGTGGTGCTCGCGGCGATCGAGGCCGCCGAATGACGCGCCTGTCCGAGGCCGAGGCCGAGTTGCAACCGGACGGGCGCTGCGATTGCGGGTGCCGCAACATCTGCGCCCGCAACTCGTGGACGATTCGCGCGCAGTGCGACACCGACTGCGCCTGCTTCCCGTGCCCGGTCTGTCATCCGGAGAATTTCGAGGACGACGATGAGTGACCATGAGCCGGTGCTGTACCGGGCTGGGCGGTACGGGGCGTGGGGTGGCTGCGTGTGCGGGGCCTGGCACTCTCGCACGTGGACCACGGTGGTCGGGGTGCACCTGGAGTTCGGGCGGCACCTGCTTGACGCGCACAGGAGTCCGCGATGACCGGCTGGCGCACCGCCTTCCTCAAGCTCAGTCCTCGCCAGCGTCGTCTGGTGCGTGTCGCGCTCGGTGTGATGGCCACGCAGGTGCTGCTGGTTGCCGCCCGGGTCGTCGAGTTCCTGTTCGGCGCGCCCGCTGCCGTGTGGGTGCCGACGTCGCTGCTGCTGTTCACGTTCGGATTCGCCGCTATCGGCCTGTCGGTGCGCATACGGCAGGTGCGTATCGCCGAGACGGTCGAGCGGAAGCGTGCCGCAGCGCAGCGTCGTGAGCTACTGCGGTTGCGCGCCCCGGACCCTGCGTCGGGCCAGTGCCCGGTGTGTTCGCTGACGGATCTGGACGAGCGCGCGGTCGGGGATGAGCTGTTGGAGGACGGTGGGACGGTGCTCGCGCGGGTGGTGGCGTATGGGCCGCACAGGGCGCATAGCGAGTGCGCTGCGATGGTGCCGTACGTGCCGCCTGCCCGGTCCACGTCGGGCGGCGGCAGTTACCGGGGCGACGCCCTCGGCTATCACTGGACGTGCAAGGCGTGCGGGAAGCGCAAGCGGGCCGACAGCGAGGCCGCCGCCGAGACCGCGCTGCGCACGCACGCGGCCGGTTGTCTCGAGCGCTGCGCCGAGATCCCGGGAAGCGGCGGCCGTCCGGCGCTCTGCCTGGCGCACAACGAGGGCGACCCGAAGTGCACCGTGTACCCGCGCCCGGTCCGGCCCGAGGCGGACCGGGCCACCCCGGTCGTCAACAACACGCTGCGGGACTCGGTAGCGGCGCAGATGGACGCGCACCTGACATGGGCGGGCTCGCACTCGTGGGAGCAGTGGCGCAAGTACGGGTTCGAGACGCGGGCCGAGGCTGCGGCGTGGTACCGGCTCGGGTTCACGCCGTGGCGTGCTGAGACGTGGCGGCAGGCCGGGTTCACTGACCCGGAGGCGGTGGCGCGTACTGGGCGCGTGTGGCCGCATCAATTGGGCATCCTTTGAGGCAGCCCTTAATTTGTGGGCTGCCTCAAAGGCGGATCAAAGGGCGAACCGCTCGCGCGTGTCGGCGGCGTGCGCTATGACTTGAGCGTGACCGCCGCGCCGTGGGATCTACTCGACCGCCTTGACGCGGCGGCCGAGGACGCCGCCGCCTGGCATCACGATCTTTGTGCGCAGTTCGACGGGGCTGGTTCGCCGTGTTCGTGTGGCGGGCCGGCGTTGTTGCGGGAGATTGCGGCGTGGATGCGTTCGCAGGCTGTGGATGCGGCGGTCAGCGAGGCGCAACGCGCAGCGTGACCTCGACCGGCGGCGGCGTGTGCCGCGGGCAGTCGCGGTCCGGCATGTGGATGGAGATCAGCGCCGGGTCGTGCCCCGTACGCGCCGCCGCCAGCGCGCGCAGGTGCTCGCCTAGCTGGTGGTCGGTGAGCGCGGGCGGCCACGGGAACGCGACCGGACCACCGGGCAGCGTCAACTCGAACAGCCGCCACCCGGCCAGTTGCGGGTGCTCGCAGTAGGCGCCGCGCAGGTTCAGCAGGCGCGCGAAGTCGTTCGGATGCATAGGGATGCGCGCCTCGGAGTGCGCCATCGTCCACGTGTCGGTCGGCAGGAACACCATGCATGAGCAGTGCGTTTCGAAGTGCTCGGCGAGTTGGTCGAGCGGGTGCGGGGCGCGCCGACCGGTCCACAGTTCCCGCAACGCGGCGTCGATCATGCCGGGCGTCAGGCGGTCAGTCACGCTCGCCGCCGAGTCTCGGCGCCCCGCCCAGGTTCGCGGCGGCGATGGCCTGCCTTCGCGCGATCTCGTCCGCGTCCAGGGCGTCACGGATCTGATGGGGTGTCACGTAGTGCCAGGCGGCTTCGGGATCGTCGGCCAGCGCGCGGACACGGATGATCTGGGCGCGCAACCGCATGATCTCCCGCACCCACTCCTCGAGGCTGTGCGTCGCCAGGTGCTCGCGGATCACGTTCTCCTGGCCGAGGGCGTGCGCGAGCAGCGCCCGGTACGTGGCCTCGGCCATCGCGTCGGCGAACGTGCCCGGCTTCGCGGACAGTTCGACGGCCGGGAGCCGAACGTCGGCCCCGGTGCCCGGACCTGGGTCGTCGTGGGTCCACGGGCAGGCGTCGATCGGGCAGTGCAGGCGCTCCACGCGCACGCCGATAGCGGTCATGCTGCGCGCGCCTTGCAGTCGGCGTGCTCGGCCAGGTAGCGGGCGACCTCGCTGCCGGTCGCAGAAAAGGGCCACTGCCAGCCGGAGCCGCACACGCACTTGATCTGTACGCCCATGACGCGGCCGTGCACCGAATCCACGTCGGTGGCGCGCACCGTGGTCGGCCCGCACTCGCCGCATTCCGGGCACGCCCAGCCCCGGTGCTGGCCGGGGTCGAGGTAGTCCAGGCGCGGATGAGTGCACGCGGCACGCTCAGCCATCGGCGTTCTCCGTCAAGATCTCGTTGATGCTTTTCCATGTGCCGTCCGGTCGCGGCAGTCTCCATTCGCCGCTGCGGATCAGCTCAAGCTGCCCGGGTGTCGGGTCGCGCGGGAAGCCGCCGACGATGTACCCGTGGGCGCGGGACTCAGGTCGCGCGATCTGGGCGGCCAGCGGGAGCGGTGCCGGCCACGTTTTCATGTCGGTCAGGTCGAGCGGCGGGAATGGCAGCGTCCACTCGGCGACGTGTGATCCGGGCTCCTCGGCGTCTTCCAGCGCCGCGATGGCCTGGTCGAGTTCGTCGCGGAACCTGCGCGCCGCGTCGAGCACTTCCTCGCGCGTGCCGTCCCAGATGCCCCACTCCCCGCACTGGTGCGGCAGGCTCAGCGACCACTGCTGCGCCGCGTCCTCGCCGTAGCGCGGGTCGCTGACGGCTCCGGTGCCGTGGCGCAGGTGCCGCACGGTGAAGTCCGGGGCGAGGTAGATGCCCTCGTATTCGTGCGGGTCGGGCCAGTCGGCGTCGGGGTCGGCGACGTCTCCGGCGCGGCGCAGCATCAGGCCGAACGGGACGGGTGTTTCGTCGGGCATGTGGCCAAGTGTCGCACCGCGCTGCGGTGGGTCGTCGCGGGTTTCCGTGCGCGAAACAGCAGCCCCCGGTCGAGAAACGCCGGGGGCTGCTGCTCGGGCCTGGCGCCATCCGTGGCGCGCTACCAGACCCTCATCGCGGGCGGGGCGGGCGCGCCGGATCTCGGTTGCCGGAACCGGCCGGTACGTGCCGCCACGGGCGGTGACCGGTCTACCCCTCGCTGATGCCTGCCCCTAGTGGGAGCCTCGCGGGGCCGGTCCGCGAAGGTGCTGCTCATTGCTGACGACCGGCCCTGCGTGCAGGGTATCGCGCTGTTCGGTGGTGCATGGCCGAACACGGCCGAACGCCACTGAACGATCCCGGACGCTACTCGGGCACATACCGGGACGGCGGCGGGGTGACCTGCTGCACGGTCACCAGCGGCGGCCGGGTCACGCCCTTCGGGGAGCGCTAGCCGAGTCCCGCGTGTGGTGGTCGCCCGTTGAGCCGTTCGTGCCGTGCGCGTTCCCGCCGCGCCGCCCGCCCGTGACCCCAGTCAATCAGGTCCGGGTCGCTGTACACCTCGGTGAACGTCGGCTCGACCAGACCTAGCCCGACCTCTAGCGCCCGGATGCACGCTGGCATGTCCCGGTACCTGCGGCGGCGGAGCAGGCGTACCAGCAGACGCAGCAGCCGGGTCACGCGACCGCCCACTGTTCTTGCCATCCGTCGCGGCCCGCGTACGGCGCGGCCAGGATCCGCGCGGTCAGGCATGGCGCCCACAGGTCGCCGTTGAAGTCCGGGTCAGCGGCACGGTCCTGGCAGAAGTAGTGGCGTGTGCCGTCCTCGAGTTCGGCGTAGGAGCCCATGTGCTGGTCGAGGATCCGCCGTTTCGCGTCGACCTCCGCGAGCCACGCAACCGCGTGATCGGCCTGCCACTGGTCAAACAACTCGCGCATGAACGCTAGGCCCGCTTCCGCGATCCGGTCGTTCAGCGTCGCGTCGACGCCGTTCTCACGGGAGACGGTCCACGCGCCCAGGCACAGGCGGGTGCGCAGGATCTGCCAGTGGGTGTCGCTGTACCAGCCGCCGCGTAGCCGCTTCTCGTCGGCGTCGAACTGGGCGCGCAACCAAGCCACCAGATCGTCAGCCACGGTCCGGCTCTACGCCGAGTTCCTTCGCGATGTCCCTCATCGTCGGGCACGGCGAGAACTCGCTGCACATCTCGCAGTAGTAGCCGGGGATCAGGTCGCCCTCCTTGCGTACGTGCCCCATGGGTGTGCCGTCTGCGTCGAATACCGGGACGTCGATTTCTTCGTGTTCCGGGCCGTCCGGGTAGCCGGGTTTGTGCCGTTCGAGTGCCGCGATCAGGGCGGCTTTCCATTGGTCGGCTTCGCCTAGGACGCGCAGGATTCCGTTGTCGGCGCCCTTGATGATCGCCTCCTGGGAGTCGAGCCGCGACCGGATCGCCGCGTCCAAGTCAGGCACGGGCTACCTCCGTGGTCTCCGCAGCGTGGCATGGGCCGCACAGGGGCAGCGTGCGTTTCCCGCCGGACGGCAACGGGTGCGTGACGCTGGCGGTCGCGCGCGCGTCGCAGGTATGGCTGGGGTCGGGGCCGCACACGTGGGCGCACGTCGCGCCCTGCGCCGGCCAGTCGGCGTCCCCTGCGTCCTCCAACACGGCGACGGTGCCGAGACGGGTCGCGCGCCCGACCGCAGCCATGGCCCGGTGTGCCTGTTCGGCGAGCGGGGCCAGTGCCGCGCCGATTGCCGCGAAGGCGCGTTGCAGGTCGTTGGCTTGCGCCGTGATCGTCGCGAGCAGGTCGGGCGGCGGTGCCGCTGGCGGGAGCGGATAGTCGCTGTAGTTCGCGAAGAAGAACGGGACATCCGTCTCCTCGCGGTCGAGGTGGATGACACCGCTCTCGTCGCGGCGCCCGGTCACGATGGTGTCTGCGCCGTCGGATGCCATGTCGATGCTGACGAACCGGCAGGCTTGCATGGGTCCGTCGCCGATACCGATCCGGTCCGGGAACCCCGGGTCGGGGTCAGTCATGGTCGTTGTCCATCGCGTCACGGATCCGCTCCAGTTTCCGGGATAGCCGCCGCACCTCGGCCTCGGCTTTCCCCGCGCGCACAGCCATCGCCTCGAACTGGGCCTTCAACTGGTCCGAGGCGTGGGATTCGCGCGCCTCCCGGATCTTCTCGTACACCTCCAGCGGCAGGCCGCACACGGGGCACTTGCCCTC